TCATCCGCGTCGATCATCAATGCCCATTTGGTTTTTCCATGACAAGCCTTAAGCGCCAAGGTTCTATTGTGTCCAAAGTGTTTCCACTCATGGTCTAAAATTTCTCCCGGAATACCTTTCTTTTCAAAGAAGTTTTTGATTACTTCTTTTGTGTTGTCCGTGGATCCGGTATCACAAATTACGTAGTAATCAATAAACGGGGCGACTGATTCGAGGCATCTTTCGATGTTTGGAGCCTCGTTCTTCACGATCATGCTCAAAGTTAAATTGTACATTTGCTTCCTTATGAATTAAAAAATTTACGCAGTGTACCGGGATTAAATTTTGGAATCAATTCCCAGTTTTCTTTTTCACCATACTTAATAATTTTAATGCCGTTGATTGGCATCTTGTCTTCTATTTTTTTCTTATCAACTACCTCAAGGAGATCCCAATCCTCTAAAAGCTTTACGATGGCATTTCTTCTTTTTATGTCTTCTTCGGAGACATTTGATGGCAATCCATCCAGAGAAAAAAGTTCCTTGAAGTGTGCAATTATATAAACATCATTTTTATGGATCAAATGGCAGGACTGGTACAGGATGTTTTTACCTTTAGGCGAAACACCTATTCTTGAAAGGGTTTCTTTAATTACCATGTAATCTTCATCATCAAGAAGATTAATATGTACGCCTACGTTATTAAAAATTTTATCAGAAACATCCGACATAGCACAGTCCTTATATTATTTTGTTCCACCTGTGTCCATGGATTTTTTAATTGCTTCAATATCTTCTGGACGCAATATATTTAGGACTTCTCTAGCCTTCTGTTCTGTATATCCATAAGCCTGTTTTATAAGGTCTACATTGCTATCTGCTTCTTTTTTGACCCAAGGAGAAAACCGCTTATTCTTTCTTATTGAAAGCCTATAAAAATCAAACTGCAGCTTCTTATCAAGAGTCCAATTGCAGTTGACGACATTTGCGTGAAATATGGTATCTGAAAAAAACGAAAAACATCGATTTACAATATATGGTGGATAGACCTTTTCTGCCTTTTCATCGTTGTCCATCAAGGCTTTTTTATTGTAATTGATGCTGTTGAGATAATCTTTGAGTTCCATCAGTTAAACTCACAGTCCATCATAATTTGAACAATCATGGCCATCGTATTGATTTCCTGATCGGCTACAAATGAAGCCTTATACTGATACTCAGCAATAATCAATATTGCCTGTGGGATTGAGCTTGGCTTGAGCACATTATACAACTCATTATACAGCTTTCGGAAAAACTCTGTAGTGTTGAGGTCAATATTTTGCATCGTCCACTTACGGCATGATGCAAAATCCTTGGCCTTCATGTATCCAAGAAGTTCTTTGTATGAGTCGCAGCTACCCTGTGCCAGTATGCCAACATCAATTCTTCCAGAAGAAGAATACCGCTGAAGCTCATTAATAGTGCGGCGAATGTCCGGAAAATGCTTCTTGATGAGATTAACAAGAACTGGAGTGTCATATGAAACCTTTTCAGTAGTTAGGATGTGCTCTACTCGCTTAAGGACACCCATTGCTAGTTGGGACTTTTCCGCCGAGGGAACTGTAAAATCAATTACAGTGCACCGCGAATGCAGTGGATCGATGACCCTGTTTTTGTAGTTGCAGGTCATGATGAATCTGCAGTTTTTAGAAAACTCCTCAATAGCACCACGCAAAGCAGGTTGAACTGAATTTTGGTTGGCGTAGTCAAACTCGTCAAGGATTACCACCTTGAGACCACCATTCAAAGATACAGTTGAACAATAGTTTCGGATCTTGGTGCGAAGTGTGTCAATGCCATTTTCCTCTGAGCAGTTGATTATGATGCTGTCTGCTCCAATGTCATTGGCAAGCGCACGGGCGACCGTAGTCTTTCCCGTACCGGCCTTGCCATACAGCAACATGTTTGGAATGGTTCCTTCCTTGATCATCCCATTAAAAACAATGGAAAGATCTACCGGAAGAATGCAATCCGACAGCGTCTTGGGTCGATACTTTTCGACCCAAAGCAAATTATTGATGTCTGTCACGTTTATCCCCGCTTGATTGCGACGTAATAGGATAGATCAAAGTTCTTATGCGTAAACTTAGAAATAACTGTATCCGTCAATTCCACGGTATACGATCCTGGAATAAACTTAATCTCGGATACGTTGATGGTCCCCTGAAAATCTGGACCGCTGTAGTTCTCGTCCAAAACAATCTCAAAACTGTTGCTTGTGCTCTGGCTTGCATCGTCTACAGTGATGTAGAACCTACCACTTTCACCGATAAGGTTAAAGTCGCTAACCTGAAGAATATTGGCGGCTTTGAGAACTTCATTCAGATCCTTTTCATCAAGATCAAACTTAATTGCCGTTTTAGGCATCTTCACTTCTCTTGTGGGTACAGTAAGAAGTGTTGGCTCTGAATAGAAATACTTCACGCTCGAACGACCGTTGGAAATTACGACATAGGTCTCGTAAAATTCCAGATCTGGATTTGCAAACATGCTGATTACTCCGAGGAATTTGTTTAGATCCCAGATGGGAACAGCAACATCAAAGTCCTCTGCTACGCGAGCCTCGGCATAGATGTTTTTACCGGAGCTCATGGTCTTCAAGGTATTGCCGGGATTGATCAAGATGTTTGAATTGATCGCAGCAAAATTCTTGAGAATGTTATAAGTTTCTTTTGTAAGTCTCATTTTGGTCACAGTGTTCATAATATAAATCTTTCTGTAGATTAGTCAATGTCTTTTCTATACATAGAGTCGTTCAATTTTTGCTTTTGCTCGTGTCTATTTCCACGAATGCTTCTTTTCTGTTGCTTTTTGCTAAACCCCGTTGGCTTGTTCTTACGGCGATTAGTAAACTTTTCAAAACTATCTTCATTCATGATGGTATTATAACCTCAGTATTTTTTAAATCAAGTTTCAATCCACTGATAACCATTGGAATCTTTGTAATAAATGTAAGAGATTCCGCTGTCGGAAATCCAAATTTGATTTTCAATTGGATTGATCGGTGGATTTGCTCCACCATATGGGTTGGAAATATCTGTAATTTTCCAGCTCGTTGGTTGTTGAAGTGGACTAAAATTTGTGCTAACCAGACAGGAATATACTTTTCCTTGATCCAGTACCGCATCCCCTTTTTGATAAAAGATGGGTTGGCCATACTGGTTTTTGGTTTTGTATTTTCCTCTGAACATTTACAAATATTTAGATATTTGCCTTTATCTTTGAAAAATTGTTTTTCTTTTCAAACTGCATGGAAGAATCAAATTTGTCAACCAATGCATCTGCTTTATGGCTAATGATAAAAATTGAACATTTGTTCTTCATCTTGTTCAAGAGCTTCAGGAAAGATTCCGTACCAGAGGCATCCAGAGAGGAATCCAAGATCTCATCAAAGATCAATAGGTTGCAGTTCAGGCTGTTCTTCATCTTGGCAACCTCGCGCCATGTCAACAATATGGCCAGATCGATACGCTGCTTCTCTCCCTCAGAGAAAGAGGAATATGAGAATGCATCTCTGTACCGAGACTTGATTGTTTCCTTGAATTCCTCATCGATGGTGAAGTCAACATAGAGGTTAAGCTTTCCAAGGAACTTGTTGACGAGTCCATTGATGATGGGAACATAATGTTTGATAATGCGGCTTTTAAGACCACCATCCTTGAGGATATCATAGACAACATCGTAGTGAATTTGTTCATTAATAAGGGTCTGTAAGGTATTAGCCAGTTCTTGTTTTTCGGATTCAGATTTACGCAGACTTTCTTCCAAAGAAGATATGTTGCTCGACAATTGCTTGTCTTTCTTTTCTTTCTGCAGTCTCTTTACGTTCTCTTCTCCGTTGCCGATTCTATAATTAATTCCCAAGATATCATTATTCATTGTGTCAATTTCTTCTTTATAGGAATTATATTGACTTTGGGCATCGATAAGTTTTTGGTTTTTGTCTTGGGCAATCTTTATTGCCTTTTGGCATTCCAATAGTTTGGTTTGTTTATCCTGGATATGCTTTTGCTTTTGTTCTATCGGAAGCTCCTGCCCACAGCACTTGCATGTTGCAGATGTCTTCAACGACTCTATTTCTTCCTTCAGTGTGGTTTCAAGTGCCTCTGTCTTGGCCAACATCAAAGGAACATCTTTTAGGGACTGGACAATTTTTTGATGCTTTGATTGTTCTCCTAAAAGTTTTTCCAGTTGTTTGTCAAACTCATTTTTTTCTGATTTGCTGAGTTTAATATTGCCTTCGAATGATTCAATTTTTTCATCAATGGCCTTGATGTCATCAGCATTGTGACTCTTTACCTGCTCAATGAATTGTTTCTGTGCCTTGATCTTTTCATGTGAGATCTTAACCAGAGATTCATTCTCTGCTATACTGACCTTAAGCGACCCCAGCTGCCCTTTGACATATTGATTCATGTCTGCAAGGATATCAAGATCCAGAAGACCTTCTATGATCTTCCTGCGCTCTGCAGGAGTCAATTGCATGAAGGGAATAAAGTTTGACTTGCCAAGAATTACTACTTGTTTGAAAGCAGAATAGTCAAAGCCAAGAATCTGTTCCTCGAACATTTCTTGGTAGTCTTTTGTCTTGGCATTCTGGTCTATCATTTCTCCATTCTTGTGTATTTCAAATATTTTTGGAGAAAGTCCACGGCGAACCAGATAATGCGATCCAGCCTTGTTGAATTCTATCTCAACCACACAGCCCTTTGCGTTTACGCTGTTGACTAGTTGCGGAATGTTGATGGGACGGAATGGCTTACCGAACAATCCAAAGCAAAGGGAATCAAGCAACGCAAAAGACTTTCCGTGTCCATTGGTCCCGGTTACAAGCGTAGTCTTTCGTGTGTTGAGATCTATTTCGGAAAAGTTGTTGCCGAACGATCCGAAGTTTTTGAAGCGAACAGTTAAAAATTCAATCACTCTTCATCCTTTGACAGTGCACTATTATACGCGTCGTCTATTATCTTGGCAAGTATTTGCTTGTCGATTGACTTCTCGTTAATGGTTCCAAGTTCCTCATGTAGTAACTGTAGAGTGTCCTTGTGCACGTCCACCGCAACGAGTTCAGGATTTGCACTAACTTCTTCGGTGACGGCAAGCTCTGCCACGCCCGCTTCATAGAATTTGTCCATGTATTTTTCAAACGGCGCAGCCTTCGTGCGCTTCTTGACAAAGATCTTGACGTAGCAATCCTTGAATACCGAATAGTCCAGCTTTTCTGGTTCGTCTTCATTATAATCAAACGTATAGAAAAGTTTTCTAGGATTTTCGATGAATACAAGTTCTCTAGACGAAAAATCAAATACGTGGAATCCCTTCGGCTCCCAAACATCTGAAAAAGCCATTTGATATTGCGTACCCAAGTAATGGATATTATCACGACTAGACTTAACGTGATAATGACCGGTAAGTACATAATCAAACTTTCCAAAGTGTTTTGCATCATACCCCTGTTCTATAAAAATACCACGAATGCTTTGAAAGCCGCAAAGCTCAAGATGGCTGAGAAGAACGCTGCAAGTTGTCTCAGAAATAAATTTAGCAGCAGCGTCTTCATTTTCCGGATTGATCCATGGAAGCAAAGCAACACAACCAGCTGCGGTATTTATTACCGCAGGTTCCGAATAGATTTCCCAGTTTGCATATTGTGAAACCAATTCATCCAATGAATTTACTCTATTGTTGTTTTTGTAATACGTGTCATGGTTTCCGCAAATAGCTATGCATTTTATTCCCATGTCACGCAGTGGTTCCATGAACCTAGTTCTAACCATATTGAGAGTACGAAAGTTTATATACTTTCTTCTGTCAAAAACATCACCAAGATGAAAAATGGTCTTGATGTTGTTTTCCTTTAAATAGGGAAACAACTGTTCTTCAAAAAACTTTAAAAAGTATTCAAGTACAATCGGGGAGTCTGCCTTATACCCGAAGTGCGTGTCATTTAATATGACTGCTTTCATAGATCAAAAAGCTCTTTTTTGGATCTTCGTTTTCTCTTTATTGGAGATTTGGGAGCACACATTATGTCAAATCTTTCCATATCTGAGTCTGTCAGACCAAAGAAATCTTTTCTTCCAATGTCAACACCAGCATAGATTTCATTAAACCAATTTTGAAAATCTTTGTTGTTCTGCTGTTCTGCAAACTTATACTGAGTATACTTTTCTTTTTTTTCCTTGTTTATTATCCTTACAAAAGAAAACCAGCATATTTGGGTTAGGTACCCAAACGGGCTGGTTGACTTCTTTGGATCAAAGTTGTCGATGTATGTTATGCAGTTTAACACTGCATCAGACACCATCTCTTCTCTGTAAGGATAATTTGCAAAATTTGGTCTGTATGAAAGTCTAGTAGCTATCTTTAATATGCATTCTCCCAGATAATCCGTTACTTTTGGCTTCTTTCTTCCGGAATTCTCTGCTTCCTTGCACTTTTTTCGATATTCTACTAAAGCATCATACAGAGCTTGATTGTCTACGTAATCAGCATCAGATGGCTTTGATTTCTTCTTTTTTGGCTTTTTCACAATATTATTATATCACTTTAATTATCATTGTCAAGACATTCTATCAAATCAATAGTCGGTTTCCAAGATAAAGCAGACTCAATTTTTTTAATATGAGCCTTTGTATCTCTGCATTCTCCCAGTCTGGCTGGCATATGCATGTGTTTTGTAATGTCTGGTTCTATTTTATTTGCTATATCATTTATGCTGTATGACTTTCCGGTACCAACATTAAATACATCTCCACCATATTGGTTTTGCGATAAGCTAAAATAATAATTTGCTTTAACTACATCTAAGACATGCACAAAGTCTCTAGTTTGATTTCCGTCACCGACAATGGTCAGATTTTCTCCTGAGTTTTTTTGTCTCTTAAAAATACCAATTACTGGGGCATACTGCCCTTTTGATGGATTTCGTGGTCCATAAACATTAAAATATCTTAAACAAATTGTTTCCACCGCATATAGTTTACTATACATCCGACAAGAATCTTCGGCGTGAAGTTTACTCAAAGAATATGGGTTCAAACAATCTGGTTGTGCACTTTCAGTCTGTTGTTGGCTTGAGTTACCATATATTGCTGATGTGCTTGACAAAATTAATTTTTTTACTGAATATTTTTTGCACAAAGCCAACATATTCAATGTTCCCATAGAATTAACTTCAAAAGCTTTTTGTGGATCTTCTATGCAATTTTGTATTCTGGCCTCTGCTGCAAAATGCAACACCACATCTGGTTTATGTTTATTAAAAACATCTGAACACATTACATAATCCAATACATCATAATGATGATATGATGCTTTGTTGTTAAAGTAAAAAACATCATGAACATCTGATGATAAATTATCAATCACAACAACGGTATGTCCTTGATTTACAAGATAATCAACAGCATTGGAACCAATAAATCCACAGCCACCAGTAACTAGATATTTCATATAATTTTTTATCTATTATTTATTTTATAATAAACCCAACAAGAACCATCTTGTTCACAATTTTCTAAATTTTCAAGGATGGCTCTTGTAACTGGACCATATCCAATATCATGTCCAGCCAAAATACCACCTTCTTTGATTTTTGGAAGCCATGCTTTTATATCAGCGGTCACACAATCATACGTATGACACGCGTCAATAAATACAAAATCTAAAGAATTGTTTTCATACAATGCGGCTGCTTCGGTTGAAGCCTTTCTTACTGGATTAATTGCATGCGAAACTTTATTGGTATTGCTCAAAAATAAATCAAATAAAGTATCGTTTAATATGGTTGGCTCGTTACGATACTCCGGTGTAGACTCTTTTTCATTTGGATCATTGGTTCCTGACCAAGTATCAACACAGTCAAATTTAATATTTTTTCCAGAATTTATAATTTCTACAGCCATATAAGATGCACTGCGGCCCTTCCATGAACCGACCTCTACAAAATGGCTATTTTCTTTTGCTAAATTTACAATTTTTTTATATAAATTTGGATAATCAAACCAGTTTTCTCCAAATGTACTTTCTTGATAAAAATGATCCATCAAAGTTCCTTTTTTAATATTGCTAAATTCATCCAACCATGTTGTCCTACATTTTTATTTATTTCATATCCTTTATCACTTAAAAACGTATTCAAGTCGGTTTTTAAATGAAGATTTTCAAAATAAATTTTATAAATTTTAAATTTTGTAAAATCAATTGCTTTTATTATGGTATCATCTAACCCTTCACAATCTACAAAAAGAATATCAACAGTATTGATATTGTGTTTTTCTAGCAATTTATTAATAGTTAAACATGGAACTTCTATTTTTTTTATTCCATCTGATGAATACCTATGTTTCAATATATGTTTTGGATCCAGTGATGCAACTTCATATTTTGGGCCGTCGTCAATATGATAATAAAAATTTATTTTATCTACCAAATCATCAGTTATAGCAATATTTTCTATAATTTTATTTTCAATCCAATCATAACAAGCCAGCAACGCTTCATTATGAATGTGCATTGGTTCAACTATTATAAATTTTTTTGGCTGTTTATCAAAAATTAAAGCCGTCAAATCATCGTCTGCTCTGTTTGCACCTATTTGAACTATATTCATTATAGTCTCATTTATTAAATGAATTAATCCAAGAATAAGTTTTTTCTAAACCATGCTTAAGAGGGAGAGTTGGACACCAAGATAATTTTTCTCTCATCAGAGTGTTGTCCGAGTTTCTTCCCCTTACTCCGGTTGGGCCTGGTATATTTTTTACTGTTAGCTTTTTGTCTGCAATTTCCATAACCAGTTCCGCCAAGCCATTTATGGAAATCATTTCCTCAGACCCGATGTTCATCGGGCCCATAAAATCTGATTCCATAAACCGACGAACAGTATCTAAACAGTCATCAATATAGAGGAATGAACGGGTTTGTTTTCCATCTCCCCAAATTTCAATAATACCATCTTCAGAAAAAGCTACTTTTCTGCAGACTGCTGCAGGTGCCTTTTCTTTTCCATTGTTCCATGATCCATATGGTCCAAAAATATTATGGAATCTTCCAATTCTGACTGGAAGCCCGTAGTTTCTGTTATAGGCAAGGTATAAACGTTCGCTGAACAGTTTTTCCCAACCGTATTCACTGTCGGGTGCAGCGGGATAAGCAGAATCTTCAGAGCACTTGGGATTGTCTGGATCCAGTTGGTTGTATTCAGGATACATACATGCTGACGAAGAATAAAAGATTTTTGGCATCTTTATATACTTGATTGCTTCATTTGCCACGTTTAAATTAATCATTGCCGAGTTATGCATCACGTCTGCATCATGCTCCCCGGTAAAGATGTAACCTGCGCCACCCATGTCGGCTGCAAGTTGATAGACCTCATCAAATGTTTCT